CCCGATGACGAATGCTGTTCAGAGAAATCACTTACATGAATGAATTCCTGATACGGTATTATAATGAGCACGGCCTCGACAAGACCATCGACCTTGTCAAGGAAAGTGCAGCTGAGATAAGAGTTATGTGGCAAGTGGGGGATGCGCAACTAGAAAGCAAAGCTAACTGGTTGACATACCTTGTAGTGCCTTATATATCGCACATATATACTGTACACACTTACAATGACACAACAGGAGCTGTGGTGGCCGGGTGGAGATACCACATGGCATCATACTCATGCTGTGTCTTTGGTTACCTTGGTAGAGCCCTACCCCGTCCTACCGACGAAAAAGTCGAAAGAGCGAGATGGGAAACCTATGAGAGGTTTGGAGCTAAACAGATAGTTGCCCCGGAAACAATTTCCGAGATAACGGAGTGGACTAAGGAATTCTTCTCAAATATGGAATCCCCCGATCTAATGCCGTTGGAATCCGCCGGTGTAGGAGGTTGCCTTGAAAGGCAACGATCCAAAGGCGGGGTTGCAGACTACCTATCGCAAATGTACAAAGAATGCAAAAAGTTTACACCCGAAGAACTGGAGACAAAAGGTCTCCATAAGACCTCGGTGTGGAGGAAAGGGTTCGTTGACAGAATCCTTCAACCAGGCGATATACTACACTTCCATAACGAAGGGAGTGTGTTTGCATGGTGTTTTGCATATGATGTATTAAAGGAATATATCGACCACGCACCGACATGCACAAGGCATATACAGTGTGGGGAACACGAGAAGCATCTTCCGATGATACCTCTCGGCATTGCAGAGCCCGGGGGAAAAGCAAGAATACCTTGCGTTACCTCTGGCCTGCTGAATATCCTCGCAACACCAATCCGTGAGGCTATGTTTAGGATAATACGAAGCGATCCTAGGTGTAAATATCGAACAAGCGGCGCTACTGATAAGCAGCTGCCGATGATCGAAAAATTCCTTAGTTCGCTATCCAAAAACGATATCACTCACAGCGGAGACATGACAGTATCCACGGACGCATTCCCACTCCAGTTCATGGAGGCCGTCATAGACGGACTACCAATGGAACAGAAGTGGAAGGACATAGCCTTGCTCTGCACAGGACCATTCAAAATGGTCGCGCCGAGCAAGGAAAATGAGAAAATTCTCAAGGCCAATAGAGTGAGAAGTAAGGAATTCCCTACTATCAAAATAAAAGACCATGTTCCGAATTTCTTAGGCAGAATGTTTAGACCCTCCTGGTTAAAGAGAGAAACAAGATTCCAGCCTGAGTGCGAAGTGGAAATACCAGTCTACGACGGGTTGCGCTTAATCGGGAAAACAAAGGCAATACGCCCTGAAACACCCGTTAAACCACTCGAACTAGACGAAATAGTGCATGGAAGAAGTAATGAAGAGGGAACCGGATTAGGTTACTCCGACTACAAAACTATGGAACAAAAGGATGACAGTTATTGGATGGACTCAGAGTTAGCGTCAAGCGTTCACACTGAGCCACCCGAACCATACGACCTACTAACCGAAGCTAGAAGGCCGTTGTCAACCAATTGGGTATCCAGCTATATTACAACCAGTGGCCTTCAAATGGCAACTGCTTGTAGTATAACCATGCTATATTCCTTCAATCTATTCTGCGACACCTGGGCAAGAGACCAGGTAGGCGCAGTTGGAAAATCGTTACTATGCGGGGATGATAGTCTACGCACAGGCAACGAAATCTATATCGAGG